GCAGCATCATCGACGAGGCGAAGCTGAAGGGTCGGCAGGCGTACGGCGGCCTGGACCTGGCGTCTACCTCGGACCTGTGTGCGCTGGCGTGGATACTCCCCGGCGAGCGTGGGTTCGATGCGGTGTGGCGGATGTGGACGCCGGAAGCGAACCTTGAGGTGCTGGACAAGCGGACCGCTGGTATGGCGACCGTGTGGGTTCGTCAGGGCTTCCTGACGCTCACTCCTGGCAACGTGGCCGACTACGACTTCATCCGGGCGCAGATCAACCGTGACCGTGAAGCGTTCGACGTGCGGGGTCTCGCGTACGACCCGTGGAACTCGTCGCAGCTCGTCAACGATCTCGTGTCGGATGGTGCTCCGATGGTGAAGACCCGCCAGGGCCTACTCACCCTTTCGGCGCCGACGAAGGAACTGCAGCGCATCCTCCTCGAGGGCACGGCCGAGGTGCCGATGTTCCGCCACGGTGGCAATCCTGCGGTGCGTTGGCAGGTCGACAACTTCGCGGTGGCGATGGACGCAGCCGGGAACGTGAAGCCGGACAAGGCGCACGCGGCCGACAAGATCGATGCGGTCGCTGCGGTGATCAACGCCATGTCGCTGGTCCTGGCGATGGAACCCAAGCGAGTCTCCAAGTACGAGACCGCGGATCTGATCGTGGTGTGAAGGGGGCGGGTCGTGGCTCGTACTGATCGACTGTTGCGGTCCCTCCTCCGGGAGCGGTTTGTCGTGACCCTGCGCAACGGTGCCGCGTTCGACGGGCTGCTCGTGGACGCCGACGATAAGATGGCCCGCCTCGTGGATGCGTACGGCATCGACGGCCGAAACAGGGTCAAGGTCGACGGCGAACTGTTCATCCCGCGCGCCGAGATCATCTACATGCAGAAGCCGGGAGGCACCGCATGATCGTGTCCAACGGCGCGTCGGTCCCGTTCGCGGCGCAGGCCCTCGGTGAGACGACACCGACCCTGTCGAACGGCTACTACTACGCACAGACCGGGCTGTCGCTGTCGAATCGGTTCGCGACGTACGCGGCCCTGTACCGTGCGCAGCCCGCCGTGGCGACCCTCGTGGATAAGGTCGCGAACAGCGCCGCGCGGCTCACGATCAAGTCATGGGACAACACGCCGATCACGGGCAAGGTACAGGACACGACGTCGCCGTACGCGCGCCTGCTGGCTGACCCGTGCACGGTGATGTCCCCGTTCTCGTTCTACCGCTGGACGTTCTCCACGTACGAGATCTACGGCGAGTCGTACTGGTACAAGGTCCGCGACGCGAACGGTCCGTTCGTCAAGACGGAGCACGGGACGCGGCTCACTGGCAAGGTCGTCGGGCTACTCCCGATGCACCCATCGCGCGTGGCTGTGCACCGCACATCGACCGGTGATGTGGAGTACATCTTCACGCTCGGGGTCGCCTCGGCCGGCATCCTCCACGCGCCGGCTGAGGACGTGGTCGCGTTCCTGCGCTACAACCCAGACAGCCTCATGCGCGGCCTGTCCCGCCTCGAGCCGCTGCGCACGACCCTGCTGAACGAGGACGCCGCACGGCGCGCCACCCAGTCGTTCTGGGACAAGGGCGCCCGTCCTGGCATGTTCCTGAAGCACCCGACCGAACTGTCGCAGGGTGCTCAGGACCGGCTCAAGGCGCAGGCAGACGCTCGTCACGGCGGGGCTGACAACGTCGGCTCGACCATGGTCCTCGAAGAGGGAATGGAAGCGCAGATCGTCCAGCTGACGATGGAAGAGATGCAGTACATCGAGGCCCGGAAGCTGAACATGCAAGAGGCCTGCATGGTGTTCGACGTCCCCCCGCCCGTCGTCCACATCCTCGACCACGCGACGTTCAGCAACATCACCGAGCAGATGCGCTCCATGTACCGCGACACGATGAGCCCCCGGCTTGAGGACTGGGAGTCGGTCATCGACTTCTCGCTGCGCCCGGAGTTCTTCCCGGTGGGCGAGCGTCGTGCGACGTTCGCGCTTGACGAGGTGCTGCGTGGCGATTTCGAGACTCGCGCGACTGCGGTCGTGGGCCTCGTGTCCAACGGCGTCATGATGCCATCCGAAGCGCGCCCGCTGTTCGACCTGCCCGACGCCGGTCCTTCCGCCAACAGGCTGTACGCCAACGCGGCGCTCGTCGAGCTCGGCGCCCCGTCGCAGAAGGTCTCCATCACGGAGGCGGCGACCCCATCCCCCGCCATGGATGCGGAGGCCACGGCTGCCGCTGACAGTGCGGCCGCTACCGCCGCGGGCAAGGCCATCACCCGCGCACTGCTGGGGCGTGTGTCCCGGAAGGCGACGACGAAGGACATTCGTGCCGGACTCGTCGAGGGCCACAGGTCTGAGCTGACCAAGTTCTTCGGACGCCAGCGCGAGGCTGTCAAGGCTGCGGTTGGCTCGAAGGCGTCGGGCGTATTCGACCCGTCCGCGTGGGATGGGGACCTGTCTACGCTCCTGCACTCGCTGTCGGAGGCGACCGCTCGAGCGATCGGCGCGAAGGTGGCCGCTGATCTCGGTGGCACCTATGACGGGGCCGACATTGCCGCGTACCTGACGTCGAACTCGGCCTCGACCGCGAAGCAGATCAACCAGACCACGGCTGATGAGATCGCCAAGGCGTTCGAGAACGCCGCTGACGGTGAGTCATCCGATGACACGGTCGACGGCGTGTTCGACGGTGAGATCGCAGCCCGCAGCAACCAGATCTCGTCCACACGGGTGGCGGTCATCGCTGGACTAGCTGCCCTTGTGGCTGCCCGCCAGTCCTCAGCCAAGACCAAGACGTGGGTGACGGGCGGAAATCCCCGTTCGACTCATGCCCAGATGAGCGGCGAGACGGTCCCGCTCGGGGAACTGTTCAGCAACGGCATGAACGGTCCCGGCGACTACTCCGGCGGCGGCGACGAGGTCGCCAACTGCAACTGCTCGCTCGACTTCTCGACGGAATGAGGACAGACATGAACGTCATCCGCAAGGACGCAACGATCACGCCCACGGGCGCCGACACCGACTTCCCCGGCACGTTCAAGGTCATCCTGTCCGCACCCACGAAGGACCGCGACGGGGAGACGCTGCTGCCCGATGAGTGGAAGCAGCCGCTGCCCGACCGGATCACGTTCGACGCTGACCACGGCATGTCGGTCGCGTCCACGGTCGGCTCAGGCGTCCCGTCACTGAACGACGCCGGCGAGCTCGTCGTGTCCGGGACCTTCTCGTCCCTGCCCCGCGCCCAGGAGGTGCGGACCCTCGTCAAGGAAGGCCACATCAACACGACCTCGGTCGCGTTCATGTCGAGCCGCTCCCCGATGAAGGACGGCAAGCAGACCATCACTCGCGAACTGCTCAACGGGGCGTTCGTCGCGATCCCATCCAACCGGGAGGCACTCGTGCTCTCATCCAAGGCCGCAGAGGTCAAGCTCGGAGCGCGGAACAGCGCCAAGGACATGGAGCACATCCAGTCCATCCACGACCACGCTTCGGCGATGGGTGCCGACTGTGGCGCCCCCGCGAAGTCGGCCAGGCAAGCTGAGGTCAAGGCCTTCGTGGGAAGCCTGGAGGCGGCACAGGAGCGCGCGTGCGACGCACTGGAGGACGCCTACGCAGGCCCTGACGTCTACGTCTACCTGCGCGCCACGCTCCCCACTACTCTCGTCTTCGAGGTCATGTCCATGTCGGACTCGGAGACCTACCAGCAGGACTACACAGACGACGGCACGATGGTCACCCTCGCGGGCGAGCGTCGCGCCGTGGACGTGGCCGAAATGGTCATGCCCGACCCGGACGAGGCTACTGAGCCCGCCGCTGACGTGACCGCCGCCGCCGCCGCTGACAAGTCAGTGACCGCCGCCGCCGTGACGAAGGCCGCTGAGGATGAGTCGATTCGGTTGCACGCCCAGTCGATCGCGACGCAGGCCAGCGTCGACCTGACCGACTGAACCCAATCCACTCGCAGCCCGGCGCACCGCGCACGGGCTGCTCACCATGCCCAGAAAGGACATGAGCAATGAACGTCATCGAAGCCAAGAACGGCATGCGGAACCTCGCAGCCAAGGCGAAGGACACTGTCGGCGACGACACCCTGACCAACGTCGAGAAGAAGACGATCCTCGACAAGATCGACGTGGACCTGAAGGAGTTCAGCGACACGATCGCGAACCACGAGCACGCACAGCGGCTCATGAGCGGCGGCGAGTCGGCCCCCGAGGCGAAGGGCATGGACGCTGCGGACCACCGCTCGTTCGGCCAGCGCGTCGTCGAGTCGGCAGGCTACAAGTCGATGCTGGACGGCCAGTCGAAGGGCGTCGCCATCGAGCTCAAGGCCGCGGCCACCATCGACGAGGGCATCATCCCCGCGTACTCCGGTGGTGCGGGTCTCGGTGGGCAGCTCACCGCTCCGCAGTTCCTGCCGGGCATCGTCCCGCTGAAGTTCCAGCCGCTCACCGTGGCAGACCTGCTCGCGTCCGGGACCACGACCTCGTCCTCGATCTCGTACGTCATCGAGTCCGCGTTCCAGGACCTGACCGCGGCCGTGCTCGAGAAGGGCACCAAGCCCCAGCTCGACCTCACCCTGGCCCGTCGCCAGGACAACGTCACGAAGATCGCGAACGTCGCCAAGGTGACCGACGAGATGTTCCAGGACGCCGAGCAGCTCCAGGCGTACCTGTCGCAGCGGATGATGTTCGGTGTCCGTCGGGTCGAGGAGACGCAGCTGCTCAACGGCAACGGCACCCCGCCCAACCTGCAGGGCATCCTGCAGCGCTCCGGTCTCGCGACCGCCGTGACCACGGCTGCCGGCCTCACCGCCCTCAAGGCGATGGAGGG